TTTTTAACGTCTTTAGTTATACTATTTAAATTGCTTTCTATTTTTAACGTAACTACCTTATTTTCCATTGTCTTTTTATTTGTTCAAATCCTTGTTTCCAAGTAGTTATTAATTTATATTTTCCTTTCGCTATTTCTATTACTTCACTTTGTCCGTAATGTTCGTGCAATGCTAATAATTCTAAAATGTGTTTTATCATAATGTTCTTAAGTCAGTTAATAATTCAAATGATGCTTCACCTGTTGTTAAATCAGTTGTAAAAGAATTTATAATATATCTTTTGTCTCTTATTATAAGTCTATCATTCAATTTAAGCGTAGTTAATATTGATGTTGGTAGTATAGCACTAACTTTAATTAAACGTGCTTTATAGTTAAATATATTAACTAAATATTTTTCGTAATATTGATTGTACAAACTATTTTCTATTGGATATAATAATAAGCTACTAATGTCTGAACCAAAATTTAAAGAATAATTAATCCCACTTACTAATAAATCCTGTCCAAATGCATTGTAATTAGTTAATAAATAATCGGCAGAACCATCATTTATATAAAAACTTGAACTTACAATTCCATAATTATATAATATAATTGGCTTAGGAATATATGGTTGATAATTACTATCTAAACAATATCCAAGTTGTAAATCTTGATTTGTAAACTTTGAAAACAATAAATTTTCAAATGGTAATTTCACAACATAATCTTCGCCTTCAGTTCCTAAGTCAGCTTTTAAATTTCCATACTCAACACCATTATTTGAAAGATATTTCTGTGATAAAAAACAATTGCTTTTTTCATAATCAAAATTTATTTTCTTATATGTTTTTGACCTATTTAAATTTACACTATCAGATTTAATATGCTTTGTAATGTCTTTAATTGTTCCTAATGAATAATAAGTTTCAATAGTATTTATAGTATAAACATTTGCAGTTTCTGAATAACAAGTTAAATTAAATTGTTTCAAAATACCACTAAAGAAATCTTCTATTTTTATGTCAGGAATATAAGATGATAAATCTATATTTGAAGTTGTAGTTACAGTTGGTGCTGTTGGTTTTGTAACTGTAAATATTTTTGTTGTTAGCACACTTGTAATGTCATCTTTATAAATATAATTATATTTTATATTTGCATCAGTAAATGATACTGGTTCTTCAGCTGTAATTACATAATTATACACTCCTGCAAAATCACCAATAGGCGAAGTAGTACTAAAAATTCTATAAGATGTTAATGCTGTTTTTGTTAATTTAGTAAATGTATTTTGTAAAACTCCATCTTTATAAACTAAAATATTAAATTCAAGATTTGCAACAGTAAATTTTATATTAAAATCAATTGATGCTGATACATAAGTATTTCCAACTGGTGCATCGTAATTAGATAATGTTGCTTTGTCAGTTGTAGTATTAAATGTTGCAAATGTTATGTCTCCCGAAGTTGTAGTAAAATCAATTACAGTAGGTAATGTTTTTAATGTAAATTCTTCAGCGTTTTTTAAATATAAAAAAGCATCTGTAAATCTTGCATCAGATAAAAAGTTGCCATTAAAAGTAACTCCAGAATAAGCACCAATAGCATCAAATATTTTATTTAATTTTATAGCAGGAAATAATTCTAAATAACTTATAGCACCGCCAGTAGTTGTCACATTTTGCGTTGTTCCTGTTTCTGCCCATAATCTATCAGAAGATATTAATGGAAATCTAACATTAAATGTACCTGTATTTTGAACTCTGTTTTTAACTATTGTTCCGTTGTAAGAAATTGTGCTTGAAGATAAATCTATTACATTTAAATTTTTGCCACCAAACTTATCTTTTAAACTTCCTAACATACCTATAAAAGTAATGCTATAATCTTGTGCTTTACCATTTTTTACATTCGCACTTTCTAACTGTATCTTACCACTTCTAAAAGGTATAGTATCTATTTCGATATATGCATCTGCTTTAACTAATGTGCTAAATCCATTATCATTTGAATTTTCATACCAATGTTTGAAAATCTTATTATTGTTTTTAGTAGCAGGAACTGTAAATGTTTGGCTAAAATCAGTGTATGTTTTACCTATATCATTTATGTTTTGAATAGAACTTGTGACGCTTATTTTTTCGTCAGCAAATAATTCTACTCTATCATATTCTAATGTAGATAAATTCTTTATGTATATTCCTACTACTATCATACAACGTCATTTATTAAATCAAAAGCATATTCAAAATCAATTTCAAAATTTATCATTTTATCTTTTAATTGTGTCTTGTAAGTATGTGATTGTGTTTTAACTTTTACGGGTTTATTATCTAACAATACAGTTTCACTCAATAACAAATCAGTTATTAATTCATTGTAATTCTCATCAACCCAACCCGTATTTAATTTAACAGTTTGTGTTCCGTTTATGTTGAAAACTTTGCTTTGCCCTTTGTATATATTATAATCAATTGCATCAGGAAGTAAATTATATTCTGAACCTTTTACGCTTACAGCATTCGTCTGAGCCTTGAAAAAAGTTATAGTTTGCCACCCGCCATATTTATTTACAAAGTCACAAAGTACAGGTGTATATTTACATTCTTCAATTGGATATGTATAAAACGATGGTAAAATTATAGGGCTTCCTGTTTCAGGTGTGTATGTGATTGTAACCTTACAACCGTTAACAAAATTACCATTTGCTTTTACAGGTGTAATAGGTTGAGCAAAATTAAATATACCACCAAAACCAACCGCTAAATTATTTGTATATTCGTAAATTGAACCATCAATCCTTTCATATTTTACATCAATTATAGTAGTTGCAGCTGTTGGCTTATCAACTAACAAATTAAAATATTGAGTTAATGTATTTGGATAGGTGGGTGCTTTATAATAATAATTATTGATATTTGGATTTGATAATAATAATATTTTTATTTCGCTCGGCTCTTGGTTTCCACTTGTATAATCTGTAAATCCATTTACACCTACATAATCAATAGTATTTAAAAGCGTATATGTAGTTCCTACTAATTTATATCTTTTAACTTGAAATTTTACCCATTCATTATTCTGCTCAAGTTCGCCATAAAATGGAACATAAGTAGCTTTTATATTATCTATGTATTCTTTAACATAATTAGAAACATTATAAGACGTGTTTAATTGTGTTGTACTTGGGTTTAATTTAGATAGTGTATATGTTGGGGTTGCAGGAACTGAACTTCCGTAAGGATAAATGAATAATTCAACTTTGCTACCTATTGCACCAGCTTCATTTACTTCAATTATAAATGGGCTTCTTACTTTTACTACTTTCATACTGTATGATATTTTGTTTCAATCAATTCTTCATCTATATATATTTCTTCTTTACAATCCCATAAAACTACATACTGACTTGAGTCAATTGTATTTTCGCTTTTAATTGTAAAAGTTTGAATTATATCTTCTTCTTTATAAATTTTTACTATGTTCATTTTATATCTTTTAAATTATAATCTACCATTGTTTCTATATCTTGTCCAAATGCTTTTAATAAATCAACATCTATATATTTCTTATATCCTTCTTCAAATGGTTTTGTAAAAAACAAACTTGGTTTAATTCCTTTATGAAATATACTTCTTGTAATTAAATAAGCAGTTGAATCATAACTTAAAAACTTACCTGACTTTCTATCACGAAATTGAAATCCTTTTTGTTTAACCCATTGATTTATTCCTTTAGTTAAACCACCTTTTTTACCTGTACCACTACCAAACTTAAATGGACTGTTAGGTGCTTTATTAGAACTTGTTTTACCTTTTACTCCTTGGTCTACAAATGCTCCATAATCAGCCATTTGAAATCCTACAATAGTAAATCCGTTTTCAGATACTACTTCACCTTTTAAACTATTATATAATTCTTTAGAACTATTCTTACCACTTTTAGATAAGTTACTTCTTGACTGTTGAATAACATAATCCCTAAAACGCTTAATAGTCTTTTCTACTTCTAACATTTAGTCATTGAATTTTGTATTGCAATATCAAATGTATAAGTAACACCAGCTATTTTATTTTCAAATCTTTCAGTAAAGAATTCAATTGATGCTGTGCCATTTACAAGTTCATAATCTTCACCCAATGAACCACGATTTAAAACTTCTAAGAATCTATTTGCAACTGCTAATTGTGTGTTTAAAACATCTTGTTCGTTGTCATTTCCTATAAATATATCTGTAGTTTCTTGTTTACTTTCGTCTACTATATCCATAGATAAAATAGATATATTATAATTCAAAACATTACCTTGATATGAAACTGAATTAACTATAATATGACTCAAAGGAAATATAGTTTGTTTGTTTAAATCAACTTTAAATATATCGCCAGTAGTAACTGTGTTTACAAAAATATCTTCTTGTAATTGATTCTTTATTGCTTGTGTTATTTCGTAGAATGTACTCATTTATTTCTTTTTATTAAATCTGATTCTATTTGATTCTTTTGCTTTTCAAAAGTTAAATATGTTAAACATTGGTTAATTGGTAATTCGGTAATTCTATCAAAGTCTGTAATGTTTCCTTTAGCAAGAGCATAGATTGAACTATACCAGCCCCACCGTTTTCCGAATTGTGCTGTTGCAGAATATCCTTCATCTCCTTGCTGTTCTCCAAATAAGTCATCGTACTTTTCAATAGTTCGTTGCCTAAAGTGTAAAAAAAAACAGTAGCACCAAATACAACATCTAAAGGTGCGTGTTTCATTACATCTGAATATGTTATTGAACCATTATATTTTTCAATGTCATATGTTCCATTTAAGCCATTCTTTTTAATTGGTCTATATAATACTGCCATTGCTTTATGCATTTGCTCCCAGTCGTTTATATATGTGTCTAAGTCTGTATATTCACCAAAGGTCATATCATCTAAGTTAGGTATAAACCCAAATTCAACACCACCCATTTTAAATCTATTGATAAACTTATGATTTTTAACATCAAACATTTTACCAAGTGACTCAGTAATTTCTATTACTTCTTTATATCTTATTTCTGCAACTTCTTTTAAATCTATACCACAAAACGTTTGAACCATTTTCTGATGTAAGAATTCTTCATCTGTGTTATCTTTAGCTATCTTTAAAAATGCCTGATACTGTGATAACTTAATTTCGTTTAATTCTGTTGGTATGCTAATTTCTAACTTCATATTATTGTTTTTTATTATAATAAAATAAAGTTGTAATTGTATTAAACAAAAAAAAGACCTACATTTCTGTAAGTCTAATTTTCATTATTAATTAACCAGATTTAATTTTCCGTTGTATATATTTTAAAGAAGTTTATATTAGAATACTTCTCTGTAAATATTTGTAATGCTACTTGAACGCTTGTACAAGTTATAGATTCATATATATAATCTTTTTCGTTAGCGTTACTGTAACGATACCAACCTTCAACTTTAAATGTTTTCATATCTTTTGTTTTTAATTATAAGCAAATATAATCATTATGTTTTAAATAAAATACATTTAACATAACTTTAACTATTCAAATAAGCAGAAGCTATTAAATACATTTGCTGCATCTTTTTAATTTCACCTATATTTCTCGGTAAGTTAATCATTACTTCAATTCCTTTAACGTGATGTAAATAACATTGTATTGTGGCAATCATTTGTCCGTATGTCATAATTAATATATAAAGTAATTACCTTTGTTTGGGTTCTCTAATTGGCTCATTATAGCGTACCTCATAGCATCTATTGCGTGGTTATAAGAATCAATTGGCTTATTCATTTTAACTCCTGTTTTATCTGTTAGCCATATATAATTTCTTAACTCGTTAATTAAGTTCTTACTTCTTGATGTAACATATATCTTATTTTGATTCATTAAATTAATACCATATACAATTGAATCTTTACCTTTTGATACTGGCAATATATTATGTCCGTATGTATTTAGTTCTGCTATTGATTTTGGTTCAGCACTATCAGCGTAAACTATATCGTTTACTTGATTTGCTTTTAATAGATTAGATATGTCGTTATTTAATAAACCTTTCTTATAAATCAACTCATCAAATATATAAGCATCATTGTATTTGTACATTGCTACTAAAGAAGTCGGGTCATTTGAGTAACCAAAATCCATTCCATAACATAATATTCTTGCATCTGAAGGCATATCTATTTCATTCCAATCAGTTATACAAACTCCTTCTAAAGAACCTGTTTGACCAAGTCCATATACTTGCCACCAATTAGCCCAATATGTAGAAGTTAATGCTTTAACCTTTGCTGATTCTATTTCTTTTATTATAGTATCACTTAATGCTTCGTTATCTAAATAGGTCAATGTAATAAAGTCTACATTATCTTGTGTTAATATTTCTTTGTCCACCCAAAATGAAGATGCTGGATTATAATCTAACCATATATCACCACTTGTTCTAATTGCCATTTGATAATATGAATCAAAGTCTATATTATTACACTCATTAACATATAATATGTTTCTTCTTGCACCTCTTAATTTGTCAGGTTGGTCAACACTAAAAAATTCAATATAACTTCCGTTTGCAAATGTGTACTTTAACGTACTCTTATTAAAGTTAGCATCAGTATATCTACCCAACGCCATTATAATCTTTAAGAAGTCTTTTAATGCACCTCTACGCAAGTGTGGTATTGATTCTGATACTACGCTTATTTCAAGCATAGGTTCTTTTATTGCTTTGTCAATTAACAAAGGTAGAATACCAAATGTTTTACCAGCTGATGTTCCACCCCTTATAACTTTAATACGTTGCTTTAGACGTAATAATTTTCTTATTGCAGTAGTTACTATAAATTCCATATAATAATGTCTTAAATGTCATCAAACATATCTACATTAAAGATAGGTTGTTCATTCGTTACAGTTATGTCTTTCGTTTCTCTTGGTTTACCTGCATAATAGTTGTAGAATAATTGTGTGAATTTAAAATCACCGTTCTCTAATCCCTTTTCTAAAGCCATAAATGCTAATGGTTCTAATGCAGATAACTTTTCAATCAGTTTAACTTCTTCTGATTTTGATTTACGTCCAGCATTTTCTCTTTTGCCACCGTAATTAGTTTTATTTTCCATCTTGAAATAATTTGATTATTCAATTTAAAAATAAACATTTTTGTTTATTGTTTATATTAGTTCATCAATAGATATATTATGATGTTGCAATAGTTCACATATTTTATCAAAGACTATTTCTATACCATCTTGTTGAAACTGTGATGTAATAGAATCGTTTAGTTGATTGATTAAACCTTTTCTTGTATTATATACCAATTCAAATATAAAGTTCGCCATATCTAATGCTTTGACTGTTACTAAATATTCTGTATTATCTTCAGGTAAGTTAAATTCTAATATTGCTTTCATAATTGTTTTTCTTTTTTATAAATTTCTAATAGTTCTTTTGTTGTGTATTCATCAAATATAATATCTTCATTGTATCTAATTACTAACCACTCTGCAAATCCAATAGCCAATTCATCTGCTATAACTTCTGCATTTTGAATGTCAAATCTTTTACCCGATTTAAACGCTTCTATAAACTTTTCTTTTAGTGTTTTTGGTTTACAGTTATTACAATATAAGTCTTTTGTTAGTCCTGTAGATATTATTACGCTACAAGTATGGCATAGTGTTGCGCCTATTCCACCATTAAATTTATGGATTGGTTTCATTTTGTTTTATTAAATATTCTTTAATATCTTTTATTGTATATATTCCTTGTGCTGAATTATCTAATGGAAATACTAAAGTATCATCAGGTAATCTATCTGCTAATGGATTAAGCCATCTACTGTTGTGTAATGTTCTAAAAAACACTGGTTCAAAAAAGTCTTTGTATCCATAACCCTGTATATCTTCAAACTCATTTATTAAAATGATTAAATCAACTGTTCGTTTAGGTATTCCAAATGTTGTACTCATTTTTTTATTTGTTTATATTATCAATTTCATCTTCTGTTTCATCTTTAGTTTTTATTTCCCAATAGTAATCACATTCTAAATTATTATTAGGTGGTTTACAGAAATACGATTGTCTAAATTTACTTGGTTCTGCTTTATATCTGTAACAGGTTGAACTTAGTTCGCAGTTGTTACCACTACACATTGTTATATCTGGCATAATTATTTGTTTTTATATAGTTTACTTAATTCTTGTGCTACTTCTTTCCAATGTTCTGATTGTTGCATATCACCTGATACTAATGCTCTATTGTATTCTATTGGATATTTGTCGAATAATATCTTTGCTCTTTCTTTTGCTGATATGTAACCTGCTTTAAGTTTCATATAGTTTTCCGCTCTTTCTTTTGTTGTCATAGTATTATTATTGATGTTATTAAACTCATTATTGTTACTATTATTATAAATGCTACTATTATTGCAGTTATAAATGTTTCTGTTTCTTTTCTCATAGTTTTATGTTTTTATTCATTCTATAAAATGCTTGTAGTCTATCGTTTATTATTTCATACTGCATTGTTCCGTTTGTATCTTCTAAAAGGTTATTTAAGTTTTCTATTATTTCATAGTTATATTTTTTTGTTTGTTG